TACGCCAGCATGACGCTATCCATAACGATTGCGGGCGACGCGCCTGTGTCGATCGGCGGCGGTGACATCAACCCCGCGACTTGCCGTCTGTTTGTGGGTCGCCAAGATACGACGCTGGCTCGTCTGCGCTGGTGGGCGGCGGGCGGGCAGAAGCTCGACTTCACTGGAGCGGGTACATTCGAAATTAATGTTCCGATCACGCCGGGCGCGTGGAGTTCCGTGAGCGGCGAGAACGGGGCCAGCTTCCCCGGCGACTGGAGCGCGATCTTCTCCAATCCGCAGAATGTTGGCTTCACCTGCGGCGGCCAATTCTTTGCTGGGCACGGCATCGCATCGCCCGGCAGCACCGGCTTCTATCTGACCAAGTACTACATCCATCCGCACTGACAAAAAGGCCGCGCCCGTTTCCGAGCGCGGCCGTTGGTCAGTCTACTTTTTGCAGCAGCGACACATCGAAGTCGCGCCCGCCCGCCCGCGGATTGCCGGCCTCGCGGATGACGCAATAGCCGCGTTCGCCGATCCATTCGACAAGCCACAGCGTTGGGCCAAGCTCGCCGTCTGCTTGGATCACTCGCGCAAAGTCATTGACGCGCAGCTTTGCTTTTGCTTTCATGGTTTCATCTCCACAATGTCAAACATCGTGCCGGGTGCTCCAGCGCCCGGCACTCGATGGGGGGTTTCCCATCGATAATGCCATTATAGCATATCGACTTTTTCGACTTTACCAAAACAGCGGGACTTATAGGGAACACAGCGGAAATCCTATAATCCGCTCAATGTAACATAAAGTGATTTGCGGCGCTTTGCCTAATTGCACGAGGGAAACGAAGGAGTCTGAAATGAAAGCTTTGCTATCAGTTTTCGCGCTTCTGTTCACGGTGTCGGTTGCTCTCGCCGGCAACAATGGCGGGCCGCAAGGCGGCGGTCCCGGCAACAGCGGCCCCGGTGACAAGCACTCCTGCGTGGAGGGTCCACCGGATGGTTTCGATCCCTGCTTTTGACTGGCTGGAATCCGACGACTGGCTTGATGAGGGCCAGGATCCGCAGCGATTGATTATCGAGCGGTAAACCAGGCGGCGGCTCCTGTCGGGGTCGCCGTTTGCTTTTGAGGAACGTCACGATGCCAACTCCCGGCAAAGATGAAACCGAATCCGACTTCATGGGCCGCTGCGTGTCGATGATGATGGACGAGGGCATGGACAACGATCAGGCCGTTGCGGCGTGCATGAATATGTGGCGCGAGCGCAGTGATTGTCCGATCGAGCGCCGTGAGGCGAAGGAGGTATTGCCAGGGTTTGAATATATCCTGAGCGATGCGACGGTCGACCGTCACGGAACGATTATTGATCCGAACGGATGGGACACGACGACTTTCCAGAAAAACCCGATAGCGTTTTTCAATCACAATTCTGATTGGCCGATCGGAACGTGGGAAAAAATCCGCGTTGAGGGCGGCCGGTTGGTCGGAAAACTGAAACTCGCGCAAGAGGGTACGTCGGCCCGCATCGATGAGATAACCAAACTGATCCGCCAAGGCATCCTGAAGGCGGTCAGCGTCGGATTTCGCATCCTCGAGGAACCGGATCGAAGCCGGAAAGTCCCGCTCTACAAAAAAGTGCAGCTGCTCGAGGCCAGCGTCGTCGGCGTCGGATCGAATCCGAATGCCTTAGTCCTCGCTCGTTCTCTCGGAACTTCTGCCGAAACCATGAAGCTCGTGTTTGGCGCGTCAGCCATCAGGACACAAGCTTCTGCCAGCGGCAGTTCTCGCGGCGCGTCAGCCGTCACTCACCCCTATTCCGGAACAAGGAAGATGGAACCGATTTCCAAGCGCATCGATGATGCGCAGGCGAAACTGAATTTGCTGCGGGATGATCTGACAAATCATCTTGACCAAGCCGGCGACGAGCCGGACGAGGCCGCCCTTATTGTGCGCGAGGATCTGACGGCGAAGATCGCGACGGCGCAACGCAACTTGGACTCGCTGCAGGAAGCCGAAAAGCAGCTTGCGGCCAGGACGGTGCAGGTTGTCGATATGCAGCGCGACGAAAACAGCGGCGAATACCGGCCGAAGCCGTTTGCCCAGCCGGCGGAGAAACCGCCGCGTCCTGGCGAATACTTCATGCGGTCGCTGATTGCGACCGTGATTGCGCGGGCTCGGGGCTGGCGTCCCGGCCTGGATTCTCCGGATGCGTTCTTCCGTGCGCTCAGCGAGCGATTCGGCCAGGACGGCAAGGTCGATGAAAGAACCCGCGCCATTGCCGAAGTCGCCGCACGGTCGGAATCCGAACACCCGCTCGAGGTGTTCAACCGGGTGTTTCGCAAAGGCGACATGATCCAGCGCGCCGCCAGCGCGCCGGCCACAACCACGACCTCGGGCTGGGCCTCGCAGCTGGTGAACACGGGCTATGTGGACTTTCTTGACCTGCTGCTGCCGGCGAGCGTGTTCCCCGGCCTTGCCTCTCGCGCGATGCGTCTTTCGTTTGGGCGCAATGGCGTGATCTCGATCCCGACGCGGGCGCCAACGCCGACGATCGCCGGATCATTCGTTGCGGAAGGTTCGCCGATCCCGGTCAGGCAGGGCGCGTTCACGTCGCAGACATTCACGCCCAAGAAAATGGGCGTGATCTCGGCGTTCACGCGAGAGATTGCGGAGCACTCGACGCCTGCCATCGAGACGTTGATCCGGAACGCCATGCAAGAGGACACATCCGTCTCTCTTGACGCGATCCTGCTCGACACGACGGCGGCCTCGAGCACGCGCCCCGCCGGCATTCGCAACGGCGTCAGCGGCCTTACGGCAACAGCGGGCGGTGGCTTTGCTGCACTGGTCGGCGACATCAAGCAGCTGACCAATGCTCTGCTTACTGGATCGTCGGGCAATCTCCGCAGTCCGGTTTGGATCATGAATCCAGCGCAAAGCCTGTCGATCGGCCTGACGCAAAACGCCGGCGGTGATTTCCCGTTCGCCACTGAAATCAATCAGAAAAGGTTCACCGGTTATCCGGTCGTCGTGTCCGGCAATGTCACGGCGGGCATGGTGATCCTGCTCGACGCGGCCGACTTCGCCGTGATCGAGGCCGGCGCGCCGCGATTCGATGTCAGCGATCAAGCTGTGCTGCACTTCGAAGACACGACGCCGGTGCAGATCGGCACGACCGGCGCGCCGAACGTTGTTGCGGCGCCGGCGCGCTCGCTGTGGCAGACGGATTCGATGGCCATCCGGATGATCCTCGATGTGAATTGGGGATTTGTCCGGGCCGGCACGATTGCCTTCACCACCGCGGTCACTTGGTAAGCCGCATCGCAATGCGGGGCAGTCGGTGCTGCCCCGTTTCCTTCCCCTCAAATCAGCGAAAGGTGCCGCTATGGCCCGAGACGATAATCCTGCTCTGAAGGCGCACGAAGCGCGCCGCAAGGCGAGAGAAGACTCCGTCGCCGACTTCTATGCGCGGCAGGAAAACCTGCAGCCGACGCCGACGCAGGAGGAAAACGATCTTGCCAAACTCGGCCAGTTGGCCAACGACGACGAAAAAGAAGACGACGGCAGCGAATGGCAAGAAGACGCCGACGCGCGCGTTATGACCGCGCGTCTGCCGTCTGGCAATCCGTATCAGACACGCGACTTGAATCCTGAAACCGGCGAGCCGCAACCTCGGCGGCGCGGGCGGCCGCGTAGATCGTCCGAATGAACTTCCTGCAGCGTCTCGCGGCGCCCTTCACCCGCCACGTGGAGGGCGCCGCTCGTCCCGGTCCTTGGTATCTGCCGCTTACGGGCGGCTGGCTTCCCGCTGATGTCGGCCGTTACTGGAATTGGTGGCAGATGGGATTTGATCCCGTCAGCAGCGGTCGATCGGCGATGGTCGAGGCGTGCATTGGCGCGTACGCCCAGACGATCGCGATGTGTCCCGGCGATCACTGGCGAGCTCTCGGCAATGGCGGGCGCGAGCGCGTCAGCACGTCGGCCATATCGCGCATCCTTCGCCGGCCGAACGATTATCAATCAATCAGCGACTTTTTGCTGAACGCCGTTTGGAGCCTGTACAGCCACGGCAACGCATACACGCTTGCCTTGCGCAATGAACGCAGCGAAGCGGATGAGCTTCACTTGATGGATTCGGCGACATCGAGCGTTCTGCCGATCGCCGAAGACGGTTCGATTTTTTATAAGCTCGCCGGCAACGATATTATTGATAGGCGCTTCGGCAAGTTGCTGCTGGTGCCGGCGCGCAACGTGCTGCATATCCGGCTGCACGCGGCGAAGCATCCATTGGTCGGCGCCTCGCCGATCGAGGCCGCGGCTCCGCAAATGGCGGCTGGCAATGCGGCGCTGCAACAGCAAATCGCGTTCTATCTCAATCAGGCGCGGCCGTCGATCATGCTGACGACGGATCAGGCGTTGACGGCGCAGCAGATCACCGATTTGAGAGATGCGTTCGCCGATCAATCGCGCGGCGACAACGCGGGAAAGACGCCGGTTCTTGCGCGCAATCTAAAGCCAACAGTCGTCTCAACCAACGCTGTCGATGCGCAGCTGGCCGAAATCCTGAAACTCAATGACGAGGCGATCGCCGCTGTGTTCCGCGTGCCGCTGCAGATCCTCGGGCGCGGCGGCACGCCGTTCGCCTCGACTGAGGCCTTGATGCAGTCGTGGAAAAACGGCGGCCTCGGGTTTGCGCTAAACCATATTGAGGAAGCACTAGGCAATTTTGTCGGCCTGAAAGGCCAGCCGGACGAGTATATCGAATTCGACACAAGCGCATTGCTGCGATCCAGCCAGAAAGAATTCATTGAGACGCAAGCGGCGGCGGTGCGCGGCGGCCTCAAGAAAATAAACGAAGCGCGATTCGACATGAGCTTGCCCAGCGTCGACGGCGGCGACGATATCCGCGTTCAACAGCAGGATGTGCCGCTGACGTTTTGGCAGGAACAGCAGCAGGCGCAACTAGAGGCCGCGAAGAAGCCGCTGCAATTGCCGCCGCCGCAGCCGAAGGAATCAGCCGATGGAAGATCAGCGCGAATTAGTTTCCGGCGGCGAGCATACGCGGACAGCGATGCACGATGATTTGGCGGACGAGCTCGGGCAATTCGCGGCGGCGGTTCGGCGGGAACTAAAACAGGAAGTAGGTACGCTGACGGCCGAATTGCGGGCGGAGACGCAGGGCGCCTTGCGGCAATTGGCGGAGGCGCGGCTAGCCTTGGCCGGCGTCGAAAAGCAGATTTCCGAACGGCTGGCCAGCCTGCACGACGGCAAGGACGGCGATCGCGGGCCGGAAGGGCCGCCAGGCCGCGACGGCGCGGCCGGCGAGCGGGGTTTGCAGGGGCCGGCGGGCAAAGATGGCCCTCCCGGCGAAAACGGCAAGGACGGCCTTCCTGGCGCGGCTGGAGAGCCAGGCCCGGCAGGACCGCCGGGGCTGATCGGGATGCTGCCAGCCGTCAAGGCTTGGTCGGACGCCGTCCACTATCAAGCCGCGGTCGTGTTTCACCGCGGCTCGCTCTACCAGGCGCGGCGCGATACGGCGCGGGAGCCGCCGCACGAGGATTGGCAACCGCTGGCGCTGCGTGGAGATGATGGGCGAACGTGGCAGCATAAAGGGCTTTGGTCGTCGTCGGCCGAATACCTGACCGGCGACGTGGTGGCGCTCGACGGCGGATCATTCGTCGCCGTCACGGATAACGCTGGTCCGTGTCCTGGCAACGGCTGGCGCCAGCTGGTGAGCCGCGGAAAGCCGGGAATGAAAGGCGACCGCGGCGACCGCGGCTTAGCCGGGCCGCCGGGACCTTCCGGACCGGTGATCGTCGGCTGGGAAGTCGACGCGAGGAATTACATGATCGCAAGCAAGATGAGCGACGGCGCAACGCACACGATCGACGTGCGGCGGCTGTTCGAACAATATGAC